AGGAAAGAGGGGGGTGGGTCGTCTGCGCCCCCCCCCCCGACTTTATTTAAAAAGGAGAAACCATGACAGACACGGATATTTGCAACATGGCGCTATCGGATTTAGGAAAAGGCACCATTACCTCAATGAACGATAAAGAAGAAAACGCAAGGGCTTGTAAGCTCTATTACGACCAAACAAGAGAAGCGGTACTCCGGGCGTATCCGTGGAGTTTTGCTCATAGAATTGAAAAGTTAGCCCTTCTTGATAAAGAAGTACCCGGATATGATTTTTGTTATGCATACCCGAAGAATTGCTTAAAAAATAATAACATTCGAAATAAACAGATAAACGTACAAGAACACGTCCCGTACGTTATCGTAAATATAGATACAGCCACAAAGGCCATTGCTTGTAATTTACAAGACGCTTATGCCGATTACACGGTGGACGAAAAAGACGTACAGGTTATGGATACCTTGTTTATAAGCGCCTTTACACGTCTACTTGCAGCCAATATGGCTATGCGCCTTACGGGAAATCCGCAAGCTTATCAAATGCAATATCAGTTATTCCAGGCTATTATTCACGACGCACAATTAAACGACGCAAGAGAAGGCCAAAGGGATGCGGTATATCATAGTAATTACGCCAACACTCGGAGGGTACGATGAACATATATCTCATACAACCGTCGTTTGCAGCCGGCGAAATATCGCCGTACGTCGCAAACCGTGTGGATTTAGATAAATACAAATCAGCCCTTCTAACAGCCCAAAACCTCGTCATTCGTCCGTTCGGCGGGTGCTATCGTAGACAAGGCTCGGAATTTATAGGACAGGTTAAATACGACGATAGGCCGACAGCCCTTGTCGCCTTTAATGCCGGAATAGATGATGCCTATCTATTAGAAGTAGGCTATCGGTATATCCGTATCTGGGAAGACGGGAAATACACGGAAACAGAGTTATCCACACCGTACGATAATGTGGATAACTTACAATTCACCCAATCCGCCGATACTATGTTTATTTGTTCCGGAAATTATCCGATCCAATGCCTTCAAAGAACGGCTATGGGCTGGGCGTTTAAAGAGTACGAGATAACAGAACCTTATTACGATTCAGCGACACAAGCGGCAAATAAAGAAACGTCGTTTGTAGCACCTGGAACATACACTTTTACGCCGCAAGTAACGGGTAAATACACCGTAGAAATCATAGGGGCCGGTGGAGGTGGTGCCGGCACTGGAGTACAACATTACTCATATACATATGGGGGCGATGGACGAGAAGCCCAAGGGACCATAGAATTACAAGGCGGGAATGGTGGATCCGGCGAAAAGAAAATAACAATAGACACGCTAACCGCAGGACAAACATATTCCGTAACAGTAGGCGCTGGCGGAAAAGGCGGCAAATCCCAACATTCCCGGCAAGGCGACGCACACCCGACAGACGGAACGGGCGGAGGAAAATCATCCTTTAATAACACCGAAGCCAAAGGTGGCGGCGGTGGAATTGCAAGTAAGCCCAATGGAAAAAACCAAAGAATAGAAGGAAAAGACGGAATCTCGCATCAAGGAGGAGCCAAAGGCGGTGCTGCCGGCATATGTAAAGATGTTCAAAAGAATCCCTCCCAAATAACAGACGGGAAAGACGGCCAAAATGGATACGTAAGAATCACCTTCTCCGGAAACAACGAATTAAAGCCCTCGACCACATCGGGTAATGACGTTACCATTACGGCCACGAAAGACACGTTCACGCCGGGCATGGTGAACAGTCACATAAAATTAACCCAGCAAGCTGAAAACCAATCAGAACAAATTGAAATACAGGCCTCTTCCATTACAGAAGAAACCAAGTCTATACGAGTGGGAAAGGCCTGGAAGATTACAACTCACGGCACATGGAAGGGTAAGGTCACCGTTTATCACTCGGACGATAATAAGACCTGGCAAGAATATAGAAGCTATAAGTCAAACAACGACCAGAACTTCACAGAATCAGGGACCGTAACAACACCTACCTGGATGAAAGCAGTAGCTGTAACGGATGCGGATAACGGAAGCGGTAAACTTACCGTAGACTTTTCCAGAAATCCCTACTCAAATGACGGCACGGCTAAAATTACAGAAGTCGTTTCACCGACAGAAGTTAAAGTATCAGTCATTACAGACTTTGCCAACACAGACAAAACCCAAGTATACGCATTAAGTAGCTGGAACGACGATAACGGATACCCTAAAATGGCGTGCTTTTTCCAAGATAGGCTTGTCTTAGCCGCCACAAAAAAAGAGCCATACTCAATATGGATGAGTAGAACGGGAGACTACCCGAACTTTGGCATTGAAAAAGTAGACGGCGGGGTTACTGACGACTCGGCTATTAAAGCGGACCTCATTACTCGTAACGGCTTTGAGATTTTGCACCTGGTACCGGCAAAGGACCTAGTTATATTAACGACAGGTAACGAATGGATTATAGAAGGCTCTAGCGTAATAACCCCGGCAAAAATTAACCCCAGGCCGCAAACCATGCGTGGATCTAACACATGTCCTCCGCAACATATCGGCAATCGCATCGTACACGTACAAAGAAGCGGAAAGATCGTAAGAGACCTCGGTTATCAATATGATGCGGATAATTATAACGGCGACGACTTAACGCTTTTGGCCACGCATTTAACCGAAGGTCATAAGCTAGTATCCTCGGCATACATTCAAGAGCCCAATAGCACCTTGTATTACGTCCGTGACGACGGGGTACTGCTTTCACTAGCTTTCATTAAAGAACAAAACGTATTCGCCTGGTCGCATCACACAACGGACGGCAAATATAAAAAGGTAGCATCCATTCCCAACGGCGCAAGCGACGTACTATATGTAACCGTAGAAAGAAACGATAAAACCTATATAGAACGGTTTAATCCTGATATAGAAGCGGCCGTATACATGGATTCATACGTTACTGGAAGCGGTAGCAGCATAAAAGCACTACACCTTATAGGAAAAACCGTACAAATCTTAGCGGACGGTACAAGGATGAAGGATGCGGTAGTGCCTGAAAATGGCTTAGTGACCTTTGGCCAGTCGTTTTCAGATATCACAATTGGCCTTGCCTACGAAACAAGAATTAAGCAGCCGGGCCCTGATATTGGGTTAAAAGAAGGCACCATGCAGGCCAGAATCTCAAAGATTAATACCGTCGTGTTAAGAATAGAAAAATCCTACGGTGGCCATATCGGATACACATTTAAAGATAAGGATATGGACGAATTACGATATGAAGATTATGAAACGTTAGAAACAGGCGATATCGTACAGCAAATGCCGGTAGCCGATATCGGTAGCAATACCAAAAACCATATCTGCATCAAGCACAACGAACCGTTCCCGTTTGAATTAAACGCAATCATAAGAGAGGTAAGTATTGATGGCGGCATTGTTAAAAGTTACAACGGAGAAATTTAATAAAAAAGATAAAAGGCACCTACAGGCCGTAAAGTACATAGAAGAACATTTGCGTCCGATCGACAAAAAAGAACTACAAGGGGCCTATACATCCGTTACAACATGCGCCATGCATGAATTTTGCGATAACTTCCTGGCGTTCGGTAAAAAGGGAGAACCTATCGCCATATACGGGATCGTAAAATATCCGATAGACGGACTCCATGCCGTGTGGATGGTAGGGACAACAAAAATTAACAACTACAAAAAAGAATTAATCACTGTGGGCCTTAAAGAAATCGGTAGATTTATCAAGGAATACGGGCCCGTAACGAATTATATAAGCACAGATAACAACGAATCACGGCGTTGGCTAAAAAAAGCCGGCGCCGTTTTTGGTACGCCGTTTAAAGAAAATGGTATAACGTGGCAACAATTTACAATAAGGAGGAATGAATAATGTGCGGAGTGTGGGGTATGATAGCAGGACAAGCCGTCCAGGGCATCATGCAATATAGACAAATAAAGCAAGAAACAAACGCTAAGGTCGCTATGTATCGGCAGCAAGAACAAGCGGCAGAGCAAAACGCTAAAATAAGTGAACTTAGACAAGACCAAATCGCCGATAAATACGCAAACGACCAACGTAAACTCGACGATAGGATGCGGCTAATGGCAGGCCAGACAGCAGCCCAGGCCGGCGCATCAAACATGACGCTTACAGGAAGTCCCTTAGATATTCTCATCTCGTCGTACGGAACTTATCAAGATGATAGCAGTCAATTATTACAGAACCAGCGAAACGACGAACGCTCGGAATTATTCAACCAATACAATTATGAAAACCAAGCGGCAGGCTATAAAGCAAGCGCAGAAAACGCCAAAGCCCAGGGGAAATTAGCCGGCATAGCCACTCTTCTTTCAACAGCTTCCAGCATGTACGGAATTAAACATGAATACGCCGGTGCTAAAAAGGATAATGTAGGCGGAGACTTCAATTACAAGCCTGACCTACTCGGAAAATCGCAGTACAGGGGAAAAGAAAAAGGATTATTTAGCTCCAATCCGTTCGGCTCCAAGAATTTTAGGGGGTAAAAATGGAAATAAAAGCATACAACAGGGCCGTAGACCCTAACGTCGAAAATGCCAACGTACAGGCCACAAATAATATAGAAGCCTTTGGCGGCAACACAACCGGGAACCAGTTAATGGGAAAAGCCGTAGGGGCTTTACAAGGACAAATACAGGCATACGTAGACGACCAAATAAGTATGAAGGTTCTTGACGCTACCAACGAATATAAAAAGCGCGTAAATGACTTATTAAACGATCCGGACAGCGGGCTGCTGCACAAGCAAGATACGAATGCCTTAGACATTTTAAAACAATACCAAGAAGGCGAAGCAAAAATAAGAAGAGAAACAATCGCAAACCTTCCCAACTACGAAAAGGCACACAGGGCTTTTAACACCATGGCGGACGAAAACAACCTCACTAAAACAGGTGCCGTCATGCAAGATCAGTACGAAAAAACAACAATTCATAGAAATGAAAGTGTAGCAAGAGCCGTGGCAGACGTCACAGACACCGCAATGGAAACCAATACATTAGAAAATGCCTATTCATCACTCACGCAAATAAGAGGCATCGTGTATAGCCAATATAAAAATATATATGGCGAAGAAAAATTAAATGAAATGACAAAAAAAGCGGCCACAACATTTGTACAACAATGGGTTTACAACAAAATTAAAAGTGGTGACGAGTCAGATTACGAAGATGCGTATAGCCTCATGGATAAGGTATCGCCATTCGTTTACGATGCGGCTATCACCAAGTTAAAAACAGAATTAAACGTACGAAAACGCGAACACGACATGATGGACATCGCCAAAGAATCTTTTAACCTCTTCCCAAACGACCCTAAAAAGCGCGAAGAACATATACGCTCAAAAATGACCTACACCGTAGAAGAAGGCGGCGGCGGCAAAACGGGTGATACAACCCTCGAAATGATTGCTGCCGTAGAAACAAATAATGATGACTATAACCTAGTTAATGACTCCGGACATTTTGGAAGATACCAATTTTCGCCCAGTACCTACGCCGAAGAAGCGCAAAAAATAGGTGTAGACCCGAACGACAGGTCGCCGGAAGCACAAGATAAAGTAGCAGCTCAATACAAAAAGACGTTAGCCAAATGGATAGGCTCGGACGATGAAGATGCGCTTATTATCGCGTGGAATTTCGGACCGGCTGCCGGCAAGGCGTGGCTTGATAAAAAAGACGGGTTTTATCTTGATAACGATTTTTATACATGGAATGAAGCACCGCCTGGAAATGCTTCCGTAAATGACAGATTGGCCAAAGCTCATAAAGCAAAAGAAAAGATAGGGGCTAGTGGCTCAAACATCCAAAACGCTATAAACCAAGGCGTACAGTGGACAGGAAGCGCCCCGCTTGCAAACGGAAAAGTGGCGTGTGTGGAAGCGGCATGTAGCATTGGAGCGGCATATTCTCCCACATTAAAAAAATTCCACGATGACAACGTGGTAAATGTAGATGTTCTGGTTAATAGAGCCAAAGAAGCTGGGATGTCGGTAATTCCTTACGACCCGTCAAAAGTAAAGCCGGGTTCAATTATTGTGTACGACGATGTAGGGGGCGACACCCAAACTCACGTCATGATTGCAGAAGAAGGCGGGAAAGTAGTAGGCAACATGTCTAGCGCCAACAACAACCAGGGCGGTGTAGCAGAAGCAAATAACGCAGATTTTGATCCGCAGCACTTAAAACCGACACAAATCATAATCCCCAAAGAAGCCGAAAACGCCAAAATAACTAGAACACGCGTTAAATATTCAGAAGAAGAAGCACAACACATGATAAAAATCGCAAACACCTACCAAGACCAAGCCACAAGAAATGAAGAAATTGCAAACGACGGACTGGTAAAGGCAGGCCTTCAAGAAATGCAATTAGCCCATGAAAACGGAACACTAACTTACGAATCAGGAATAGCCATAACCGAAAAGTACGGCAAAGGAAACCCTAAAGTATACGCAGCCTTAAAAGGGGCGATAGGAACATATATCACGCCACCTAGAGCAGCAGGAGGCGGAAGCGGCGGGTCCGGAGGCGGCGGAAGACAAGGCGGAAGATTAGATATATGGAAATCTTTAATTGGAAGCAAGTTCACCTCGATGAATGGGTTTATATCTTATTGTGTAAGCAGTGGAATCACCCCAACACCGGCAGAGCAAGAAAGCATGCAAAAAAGCATTCAAGATTTCAACGCCGGAAGCGGCGAGTGGAAACCTGAATTTCAAATTACAGAAGAAAGATTGGCTGCTAGAACCGGCATAGATAAATCAGAATTCAGCAACCAATTTGATATGGTCCAACGGGCAACAGCCGCAAGAGCCGCAGACTTTCAAGCAAAAAATGGAAGGGCGCCGACGGAGGACGAAATATATGCTATAGCAGCGCAGTTAATTTATAGCGATGATACCTACGGAGGAAGATCCGAGGCAGCAGCACTTCAAGCCGGAGTAAGCAAAATCGAAACCGCGCACGATGACAACGGACAAAGAATGGCCCACATAACATTCACAGACGGAGGGACTATGGACGTATACCCGCAATATGTACAACCTCTTATTAATGGTGAAAAAACAAGATATGACTATGAAATCGGAAATTACGATTAAAAGGAGATAACATGGCAGAATATCGGTTCGACAATTTTAAAATCGATGCGAACAATCCCACGGGAGAAACACCTAGTAGCGACGTATTAAATTTAAATAACGACAACTTAGGTTCCCAAGAAGGAATGGCCCAGGCCAATGCCGAACTGCAAGAAAAATACAATAGCATCAATCAGCAGGTCGCAAGTGGACAAATTAAGCAAAAACCGCAAATGAATTATCAGCATCAAGAATCGAACTGGACTCCCCAGCAAGAAGAAAATGATGGGATAGGGACTAAAATATATAACGGCCTTCTTGCAATTGGTAACTGGGAAGTAAATAGCGCCATGGACGTATACCGAAACCTATTTAACCCGAATGCAAGAGCCATGAATCAAGCCAAAACGTATGCCGACACACTAGGCCTTTCAGCTCAATTTTTAATGGACAATCCTGACGCATACAATACAGCAGAGGAAATATACAACAAAAAAATGGCGGCAAGATTCTTAGGCGGCGTGAAATTTTCGACAGCAGCCTTAGATGATATGTATCCGGAGCTTGCGGAAATTCGTCAAAAGGACCCGGTAAGTGCAGCCATGGCCCTACAAGATTACGAAGACGTTAAAAATACCAGAAGCATTTTTGAAGTAGTAAAAGACGCCTTTAATTCCGGCTCGGACATGGTAAAGCTTTCTGACGCACAAATGCGCGCATATAACGGAGAAAGCATAGATTCCGTACGGCCCGATGTAGATAAACTCACAGACGAATTACGGGCATACCAAGAGCCTAATAAATACGAAAGAACTTTATACGACACAATTCAGCAATTAACGATTATGGGAACCCAAGCTGCAAGAGCTACCAAAAGAGCCGCACAAGGGGCCGCTATGGGCATGGCAACCTCGGCCGTAGCGGCAGGTGGCGCAGCTGCAACGGGAATCGGAGCTGCCGCAGCACCGGTTATTTTATTAGCGGGAGCTACAATAGGGGCTGCAAACGGTATGCGTGTAGGCATGTTCGAACAATTCGAACAGCAAAGCGCAGCCGCAAGATACTGGGAACTGATGAATAACCGCAAAGGCGAATATAGTAGAAACCATGCCTTAGTAGACTCAACTGTAACGGGCGCGGCTAATGGGGTTATTGAACTAGGCCTTATGGAATTAGGGTACAATCCCATTACCAAAGCCTGGGGCGGTCAAGTCGCAAAAAGCATATTAAATAACGCCGCAGCTAGAATGGCTATTATTGACGCAGGAAAGGGAAGCATTGCTAAACTCTCCGCGCAAGCGGCTATGAAACAATTCGGCAGAAGTACGGCCGCAGAACTTGCCGAAGAAGGTATGCAGCAAGCCTCCGAAGACCTTATGGATAACGCCGAATACTATTTATATAAAAAAGGCGCTCCGCATACCACGACGGAGATCATAGGAAACGCTGTAGATGCCATGGTACAGGCTGTCCCGGCAGTAGTAGGCATGGGGGCTATGGGTGCCGTAACACACGGCGTAGGAAACTACCGTGGAATGAGAGCTATCGCCGCCATCAAAAACGAAGACTGGAAGCAAGAATACAGAAGAACGGTCGAACAACAAACTATCGAAGCACTAATGGCTAATAAAGCCCAAAACAAAACCGCACAAAAAAATCCCGAAGTATATAAAAACGTCGTACAAGAACAGGCTCGTCTTGCCGGTGTACAAAATATGTACGTGGACGCGCAAGAACTTTCTAAGACAGATAAAGGCGTAGACGTTTTAAACGACATGGTAAGCCGCGGAATTATTACGGGTGAACAAGTGGATAAATCTATTTCAACCGGTGCAGACATTGTAATTCCTACAGGCACCTTTGCCCAGCTTGCCGATGAGTCCGTGGATACCGATACATTAATGCGTGCCACCACCATGGCCAAAAACGGCGTTCACCGCGCAGCCTTAGAAGAAAAAACTAAACGAGTGGAAGCGATCCGTGAAGAACTGGCTAATCTAGCACAAAATAAAAAAGATGTTCTTTCTAAAGAACTCATGGAAGAACATTTTAAAGATGCGGATGATATAACAAGAACAGCCGCCGAAAGTGTTGTATATAAGAATCCGTATGATTTAAACAAAAGTTACAAAGAAGCCCTGATAGACGCAAGAAAAGAATACGAAGACGCATTAGGGTTTGACGCTTACTGGAATTATAAGCCGCAGGGCGTTGGCATTATGTACACCGACGAAGAAAGCCGCCAAACAGGCCGTGGAATCCGGGTATCCAACAATGACTACTGGTACCAAGATATGTACAAAAAACTCGGCCGTAAAGCAACAAGAGAAGAAATGCTCGATATTGCTTACGAAGACCAAATGAAAGAACTACAAACTCTGGCTCCGGAAACAGCCGACGAATTTGCACAAAACGCAAATTCCTTAAAGGCGAAATATGAGGCATTACAAGGCTTAAAGGATAAATTCGAAGAGTTGGCCAAGAGTGATTATGCCGTAAAACAATCCCTCACAAAGGAAAGTTACGAAGTATATAACGAAGTGTTAAATAAACTTCAAAACGGTAGCGAAAAGTCTAAATTAGCTGCTAACGAAAACGCCTTCATATACGCACGCATGGCCGAAAGTTGGGCAAGGATCCGCAATGAATATGGCGACACGGCCTATACGGCCAAGGATTTTATGGCAGAACATGCGGTGAATATCGGCAGCACATACAATACAAAAGAAACTTATACACAACCGATGTTCGATGTTCGCAAGGCTGGTGTAAAAAACTTAAAAGAATTTTTAGAAAAAATAAAAACAAGGAGAGAAGCAGGTGAAGCAGAAAATAAGATAATGTTCACCGGGAAGTTTGGAGTGATCTATGCCGAGGCACAGGTTATTCATGCAATGACAGAACACCGTGGACATAAATTAACATTAAAACAAATGGAAGATATAGAAGAATGCATAGGAACTTTGCATGACGTGGCAATATCAAATAAAACGCATAAAGCGAATTTCATCGGGACTCCGATATTAGCGCGAATAAACGGGAAATACGGAAGCTATTACATAGTTCTTGAGTTCGATAAAAAGGGCAAGACCTGGTTTAAAACCGGCATGGCGGCAAGCACTGAATCCGTTAAGGCGATTATAAAACAAAAAATAGAGGAAGGGACCGCCCGGAGCCTTTCGCATAATACGCAGGGACTACCGGGTCGCGACACTTCCTCTATTGATATCAATACTATAGCGGAAAAATTAAAAAGTGTCAACAACGAAAACCGGCAAACTTTCGACCAACGTGCATGGCACGGAAGCGGTATGGACTTTAACGAGTTTAACCTGGAAAAGGCCCTTACCGGTGCCGGAGATATGGTACACGGCTGGGGTATTTACACGGCCAAGAACAAAAAGACAGCCCAGGCATATAAAAAACATGCAAAAAGCAAAGGGCTGCCGTCGTATTTATACGAAGTAGATATCCCTGAAAACGAAAACCTTCTTGCAGAGGAAAAGCGATACAAAGAACAACCGTCCGAAATACAAGAAAAGCTGGCTAGGACAATATCGAGCTTACCGGATAAGCAGCAAAAAACATTTTGGGAAAAGCTACTACGCAACGAGATGCGGACCTTGCTCAAAGGGACCGAAGCGTTATCAGATCTGGACAAAGCAAAAGACAAAGTAAAGCAATTAGAAGTAGCGGCTAATGGACTCGAAAATACCGACAAACCGAAATTCAAAGAAAAAATAGCCATAAAACACCTTAAAGCACTCGGCTATCTCGACGAGCAAATAAAAGACCGGGACTTTATGCAGGAGGAAAAGGAAAAGGAAGAAAAAGTCCTTGCCGCTGTAAAAAAAGAAGCCGAAAAAGCCGAAGCGTCGATACAAGAAAGAAAAGACGGTATTCTGGAAGCGGCCATTAAAAACCCTAAAGAAGCCCTAAAAAGAAGCGTTGGGACGGGTAAAGAAATCTACAAGTATTTATCCACATCACTTGGCAACATGGAAGAAGCCTCACAGCAATTAAACAAGAACGGGATTGAAGGCATATCCTATTACGACAGCGAAGACGGCAATTGCGTCGTGGTGTTTAGCGATAAAGCGGTAAACATAGTCAATCAGTATAACCAACGCACATGGCACGGCACGCCTTATGATTTCGATGCCTTTGATTTATCAGGGATAGGCAGTGGTGAAGGAAACCAGGCACATGGATGGGGATTATATTTTGCCCAGAACAGAGAAGTTTCGGAGGCATACAAGGAAATACTCGGCGATAAGGGGAGTACCGTTGAATTAAACGGGGAGGTATGGACAGTCAACGAATCCGGAGACTGGGAGACAACCGGAAAAACCGCAAAGTATGGAGAGGCGATAGGATACGCCCTAGATGCCTTGGAAGAACACGGAACAAAAGACGCTGCAATAAATATTCTACAGAAAGACTTGAAAGAGGGGAGATTCCGTGGAGCATATATAGCCGAAGCCCAAAAGGCTATTAATATTTTAAAGCAAGGCGAAGCGAAAGGGCATAAAGGCGGCAGGCTGTTGGAAGCCGAAATCCCGGACACAGATGTGCTATTAGATGAACAAAAATCGTTTAATGAACAACCGGAAAAGGTGAAAAACGCATTAAGCGAGCTTATATCCAATACAGGCGAAGGCCAATTATCAAGAAGACTGTTTAAAAACGCCACCGGGAAAAGAATATACGAAGTGCTAAGTAATCTGTACGGAGACGATAAAAAGGCATCGCTAAAGCTAAACGAATTTGGGGTTAAGGGAATTACATACAAGGGCACACAAGATGAACGCTGTTACGTGGTATTCGACGACAAAGCAATTAAAATACGTAACAAATATGATCAAGAAATAAAAGCCTCATATAATTCCGCAACAGGCGCCATTCACCTATTCGACGGAGCAGACCAATCCTCATTCGTCCACGAAGCGGCGCATATGTATCTTACGGAAATGAGTAAAATGGCAACTGACGAAGCGGCGCCTAAAGGACTCCTGGAAGACTGGAACACGATTCAAGAATGGGCGGTGTATAAACCGGAGGATATAAAGGACTACGAAGGAACGGCAAGAGAAAAAGAATTTAAATCCTACGCTAAGGCCATTGAAGACGCTCGTAAAAGTGGCGATGTCATAGCCGTTCGCGCAGCCGAAGAACGTTGGATGCAAGAACGATTTGCCCGTGGCTTTGAACGCTACATAGCAGAAGGAAAAGCTCCGACGCAAGCCCTTCAAAGTGCATTCCGCAAATTTAAATCCTGGCTTGTATCGATTTATAGAGATTTAAAAAATCTCGGCAAAGAGCCTCCGGAAGACGTAAAGCGCGTCATGGATCGGATGCTTGCAACGGACGACGAAATAGAAGCCTGGGCAAAAGCCAAAGAGTTAAACGCCTGGGACAAGAAGGGCTTTTCCGGGGACTTAACGGGTTCAGAAGGGGACATGATTAAACGCTGGGCCGAAGACGCCAAAGAAAAAGCCAAGGAACGAGTGCTAAAAGAATTGATGCGACAAGAGGAAAACCAGTGGCGAACAGACCTTGAAAACAGCCTCGAAAAAGAGTGCATCGATTATGAAAAACACCTGGTCGATGAAAACCCGATATACGGCCAAGAATTGGTTTATAGGGAAACTGGCGAACAATTTAAAGAAGACTACCTAAGAACAATCGGTTATGACTCGAAAGAATCGTTCGAATCAGCCATTGAAAAGGCAGGCGGTCCGCTAGAAGAACGTTCAAAGGCATTCATGGAAAATCGTCGTAAAGAATATGAAGAAATGATGCCGACATCCGAAGACTTTAAAAACGCAGCCGATGCGGAACTTGCTTCAACCAACGCTCAAATGAGACTTTCGCAATTAGAAGCCTATGCAATTAAGCGAAAAGTAAACGGATACGTCGCAGAAGCGGTTAAAGCCATGCGTGAACTTGACGCCCTGGACGGTAAATCAGAAGAAGAAATCACGGCCGGCATTAAAGAAATTTTAGGCGTAGACGATGAAGCGGCAAAAAAAGGCCGTCAAGTAGCCCTAATGCTTTCTAAGAACGAAGAAATCCAAAAACTCAAGGAACGATTGAAGGACGCCAAGGAAAAGGACAAAGAACATAGAGCCTCGGCTAGGGAAGAATTGGCCTCGGCTAAAGCGGCCCTTAAAGAAGCCATGAGAGGATTAAACACGGCAAGAGATATTACAGCCGGTAGCTACACTAAAACCCTTCAAGTAGCCCGTGAAGAGCTAAACAAAATGACGGTAGCAGAAGCCACGACCTGGAGGCACTGGGAAATCAAGGCTAAGCAAGAAGGAAATAACGCCGACAAGTTAATGGCAGCGGGTGCCTTTGAAGAAGCGGCTATCGCTAAAGGAAATAGCCTTAAATACTACTGCATGAGTCGTGCCGCTAAAGACAATCAAGAATACGTAAGAACAAAGCTCGAAGGCTCAACGGGTCGCGTGGACTTACAACAAGAAGCCATGGACGGCATCAAAGGCATGGTTAAGCGCATTAGTAGAAGGGAAAACCCGGTACGCCTGGACCCGAACAGTCGATACATGATCCAGCACTTGGCGTATATTACAGGCATAACCGAAAAAGACGGTATTAAGCCGTTAAACGAAAAGGGCGAATCCGTTGGGATTAACTGGGAAAAAGTCTATGGAGATTTAAATCCTGACTACGCTATGGATAAAGAAACCGCACCGAACCCCGACAAGATTGTAGCACCGTGGCTTAGAATACTAGCCGAAAGTAAAGAACGAAAAGACTATAACGAAATGCAAATGGACCGGTTCCAAGATATGGTTGAAGCCATGAATATTCTATACAAATCCTCAAGAAGAGATTATGAAGCCACAACCATTAAAGACAGAAACGGTAAAGTTATAAGCCAAGAAGAAGCGGCTTTGAAACTCGTTCAAGCTATCGGCGTAGATAATTCCTTCAATCCGTTACAGGACTCAAACAACCAAACCGACACCAGGTCCAAAGCTAAAAGCCTCGCTAAAGATGCATTGCTATACCTCACCAAGGCCGAAACTATCTTTAACCGATTTGGTGGCGACTGGATGCAACTCGTATACGAACCGATTAACCAAGGTGCAAACAAAGAACTCACGATGCGACAAGAGGCGTGCAAGACATTCTCGAAGATTTACAACATGTACTCGTTAGAAGAATGGCAGGCGATGAGATCCGACAGAGTCTTTACAATCGGCCTTACAACCAACTTCACAAGAGAACAATTAATTTGTATGGCTTTAAACTGGGGTAACAAAGAGGGCCGCAAGCGCGTACTTTCAACCATTAATAAATCGGCTAAAAACGAAGCGGACGTCATCGACGAATACACTATGCAAAGCGTGCTGGAGTCGTCACTTACCGATAAAGACTGGAATTTCATTGAAGCCATCTGGACGCAGCTTGATTCGTACTGGACTGAAAGAAACAAAGTACAAGAAAACCTGTACGGCCAAGGTCTCGGAAAAGTACAAGCGCTGCCGTTTAATATTAACGGCCGGCAGATAAAAGGCGGTTACTACCCGATTGTGTACGACCCAAAACTAAGCATAAGAGCCTCGGACCTTGCAGCTGACGACATCGTAAAGCAAGCCCTTTCGGGAAGCTCGACGTTTGGCATCGGCATGGGCAGCACCAAGTCTCGCGTAAGTGAAGTCAAGGGACAGCAACTCGCCTTACGTCTTGACGTATGGCCGCAGGCGGTTACAGAAGCCATTCACCATATCGCCATGCGTGAAGCGGCAACGGACGTGTATAAGTTAATTACACACCCGGCGGTACAACAAGCCGTACAACAAAAATACGGAATGGAAACGTACAACATGATCCGCCAGTGGTCAAAAGATGTGTGGAAAACGGACGTACAAAAAGCCGATATCATAAATCGCACTTTAGAACAGATGCGCAAAAACTCGGCCTTTGCTGTAATGGCCATGCGAACGGGAACAGCCCTTCTAAACGTTCTGAACGTCTTTCCTATGATGCATCAGATTGGAAGAATGAATACTCTAAAAGCGATTACTAGCTTTGGGCTAGGATTCTATAAGGGCACGGATACATACGCCAAGAATCGGCAGTTTGTGTTCGACAAATCACCTATGATGCGGGACCGCATGAATACAATCGACAGGGATATGCAGCAGGACATGAGGCTTGAAGTAGGGCAAGACACCTCACTCATAAGAGAACGGGCAACGCACGCCAAAGAAAAGTTCAATCGCTTTGGATACTGGTTTATTACAGAAACGGACCTCATGTTCTCAATGGCTTTGTGGAAACACGGATACGACGAATCTATGAGAAAACAAATCGAAGCGGGCATGACGGACGTTAAGCAAATGGAGCAAAACGCCATTTCAGACGCTGACACAAACGTAAGAGCGGTATTTGGAAGCGGTCAAGTAAAAGACCAGGTAGCTATGCAGAGAAAGAACACACTGGTAGGACAGCTAACACCGTTCTATAGTTACAGCTCAACCGTGCTAAACGCGCTTATTAAGGCAGGCTACAGGGTAAAAGACCACGGAGATTATATGGCGCTTATTAATGCAACCCTCTACTGGGTAGTTTTACAGACGCTCGCTGAAACTGTTTATAGAAGTGCCGTCGCCGGAGAATTAGACGATCCGGACAAAATGCTCCGTCGCCTGGGGATTACGACCGTAAGAAACGTAGACCAGGGGATACCGGTAGTCCGCGATGCCTTAGAAGGCGTTATGAATCACTTCTTATTAGGAAGCGATTCGAATAATTCACCGCTTGCCATTACGGCAATTGATGAACTCGTAAAGGCAGCGCAAGCGGCCGGAAACGAAAAGAAAGACTTCACCGACGTAGGCCGCTCATTATCGCGCGTTGGAAACCGCACTTGGAAATTCTCCGATACCTTATCGGACGGATTCTGGAACCTTGTAAGGTTCTCACTCGTTGACACAGACAGAAGCGTCCAAGAACTTATTACCACAACGATATTTGATAAGCGCTACAAGACACACGAAGAACGGGTACGCCAAGACAAGAAAAAGGCTAATGAACAAAAAAAGAAAGGAAAATAAGAGATGATAAGTAAAGACAAAACCACAATCACGTATAAGGGGGACGGGGTTACAACCTCGTTCCCCTTCCCTTATCAGTACAGAGCAGGCGAAGATATTAAAGGGTATTTATTAGTAAACGGTAAAGAAATGCCGATTGTAGCCAACTACCGTTTCGACGAAGTAGAGAATAAATTCATCTATCCCGTAAACGGCGTACCGTTATTTACAACCGACACCCTCGTCATTAAACGACAAACGCCTATAGAACAAAACGCCGATCTTCCCGATAAGTATCCGTATAACGCCGTTGAGACGGTAGCCGACAATCTCACTCTCATTGTTCAGGAACAGGAAGCAAAAATTAAAGGAATAGAAAATATCCGCGATGAATTAACCGAAACAACGGAACACACCGCTAGAATGGCCGATAGGGTTTTAAATGCCATATCAAACGGGTACAATGTGGCACAGAATCAGTGGGCTCCGTTCGAATACATAAATCCCGCCGAAAAAACCGTAAAAGAATTAAAAAAAGAAATAGACGAGTTCAAACTGGCAGCACAGCGCATGGGAGCCGAAAATGGAACTAGAGTCATCGCCAAAGCTTGGTTTGACGTCGAAGATTTCATTAAAAACGCCAAAAACGAGGCATATGTTATTAACTACGGGCCACAAGTAGACCTTGTAATGGGCGTAGAAAGAAACGCAGTTATCATACAGACCGAAGAAAAAACCTACCGATTAATAGATGAATCAGTAGGATACAAGGTTCAAGAAGTCATAGAAGCGGCCGTCAATAATAAGGGTACTACCATGGACGCTAATACAACCGGCTCCGCTAAAACGATAAGTATAGAACCCGTAACAAACGTAAATGAAGCGGTGACGCCCGGAAGGTACATTGGAGAAAGCATTGCAATTAATAACGAAACATTCCAGGGATATGTATTAGACGTCCTAACACTGGAAGATATAATCTTCCAAACGCTCACAACATTAGACGGCAGAGTATTCGTAAGAAAAAGCGATACAAAACCCATCACAACGTCTTGGACAGAACCCTATAAAAAAGACGTATTAGTAGAAGAAAATACCGCTCAATTCGGGAAGGCAAAGATAGAATTAACCAATAACGGAAGTCTTAGTGTAAAGGATATAACCGCTCCCGATAAAGGGGGTGAACTGGCATTAAGGAGCGAATTAAACAAAGTATCAGATTCAATAAGCGGACGCAAAGCACCGGTCATGACACCGCTTATAGATTGGGAGGCGATGAAGCGGCAAAACTCTAACAACGACGTAAGAAATATCAATAATACAGGCACCGGCATTGTAGGGACCAATACAAATAACCCGATCATACTAAAAGAGTCATACAAAAACCATGATAAAGTCGTAATTATCGCGACAGATACCCAGGGCAGACACAGACTTCCGGTAACATACGAAACATGGTTGCTTGCCTTTTTATTCGACCAAAAGAATGGGTTTTCTTTATTTGACGTATATAGTTTTATGTGGAAATTAACGTCAACAACCAACACGTCGAACCCGTCAACAGATACGCAATGGAGACAGTACGAAAAAAATTGCGGCATCATCGAAATATACGGGATTAAATACGAAAGGACGTAAACGCAATGTTCTACGAACTATTGGAAAAATTCCAATAGTTGAATTAATGAAAGGTCGTAAAAACAATGTTCTATCTAATTAAAGACAACAAGGTGCAAAGTATGTGCATGAATAAGGAACCGCTCATAGGACTGGACGGAGAAATTCTTGAAGGAGACGCGCTGGACCCGTCAACAGTCGCCATAAAGGACGGCAAGGTAATCCAAAAAATCGATATTCCTGAAACGGAGCCAGAAGAAGAAGTAAAGCTAGATGCCGTAACCGTCCTGGAAGCTATTGTAGATATTCAAGAAGAAGTAATGAATAATTCATTAACATTAGAGTCGCTTAAAAATAAGGAGGAATAATCATGGTATTAAAAAAATATATGATAAGCGCATATGGAAAATTAGTATTAGCTGGGGTCTATACATTAGACGAAAACGAGACGGGAAAGAAGTTAGTACCTGAAGCGTACCAGGAAGCGGTTGCAGAATGGTTAGCAGAAAGAGAAGAAAAAAAGGAGTAGGACGTGGAATTCATGGACGAGCTGGTTACAAGGATACTATTAAACGTATCTCATGAACATGTCTTAGATATCTGTAACGTCATCCTACTGGTACTAATTCTCTTGGTGGCCGATGCTTTCTTGCGCATTATTGCGGAAGTATTCCAGTATAATAAAGACCACAACCGCAAGAACACAACTAAAACTTTTATCACAACGCTTATATGGTATGGCTGGGGGCAGGGCGACTACATCGACGCCAACACAGGGAAAATCAAACGCTATCTCATGAGTGAGAAATTAAGAAGCAGCATGTTAAAAAAGATATGCATATTCTACCCGGCATGGTTTTTCTTATCGATCGCATGTGTCTCTCTTCCGGACACCGTATTTATCGGAGTCCGTGGAGACGAACTATTGGCCAATGTTTTTATGTGGTGGCCCGTCGCCTCGGAACTTTCGTCAATTATTGAAAACCTAAGAGAAATTGATACTTACCATTTCGTAAGAATCAAAAACATGTTCATGGAAATTAACAAAATGAGGAAGTGAAAAAAGTGATAGACAAAATTAATATCGCAGACCTGGTAGTCATTACAGGCCTCGTAACGGGGCTTGTAATGGCTATTTTATTTGGCCTAAATGAATTGGCTATGTCTATTGCCTCCGGTCTCTTGGGATATATCGGAGGCTCGAAACTTTCCCCACACAAAGAAAGGAGTGATGAAAAATGAGAGAAGTAACCTTAGAAGAAATTAAAAACCTAGCCCGTGAAGCCTACTGGGATTTATGGAACGGAGCGAAAAGTCTAGGCCGTGACGTCAAACTCTACATTCACTGGACAGGCGGTCGCTACAACCAGACCTTTAGTGACTACCACATCAATATTACAAGTGAAGGCCACTGCTTTATCTCAACGGATAATTTCGCCGAAGTCAAAAACGCAACATATATGAGAAATACCGGTAGCATCGCTATTACGCTTTGTTGTGCCCTGGATGCTATAGGTCCGGACAACTTAGGACCGTACCCGCCGACAGAAGCACAGATTAACGCCATTTCACAGGTTGTATGCGTCCTAGCCGATGCGCTGGATCTTACGATTGATGCGAACCGGGTCATGACACACGCCGAAGCGGCCGATAATCTCGACGGGCTTTATACCCATGATGATTACGGCCCGGATTCAACATGTGAACGCTGGGACCTTTGGGTACTTAGAGAAGGTGAAGAACCCGGCACCGGCGGACAACAAATTAGAGGAAATGCCAATTATTATAGACACCACAAATTATTAAGTGACGTGTAAAGGAGAAACCATTATGAATAAGAACGAAATTATGAACATGCTCGCAAAAGAAGCCGCACAAATTGCAAAAGAACAAGCAACGGCAGCCCTTAGCTCATTGTCAGCAAACGACCTTCGGCCGATTGTAGAAGAACAATTAAAGACCATTACAGGCCCTCTACAACAGGAAGCGGAAACCACAAGCTCCGTATGGGTCAAGATCAGAAACCGTTTCTACATTCGCATTATTAACAACGCGATCGACAACATCATCAAAACAATCCAGGACGGCCTGGACGGACTTAGTAAGAAATAAGTTGTTGCATAATTTACAACAACTTATTTAAGCAAAACAACTTTTATTAAACTAAAAACAAAAGTTGTTTAACAAATTGGCATTCCGTAAACAACTCAATAAGAACCAAAAAGACGGATTCTTGGAACTTAACCTACGTTAAGACCCGAAATCCGTCTTTTTTTGATACTTAGTCATATTAAAAAGGAAAAAAACGTCATAAAAACCAGGGGAAATACAGCAAAACAGCTACATTTCCCACAGAAAAGAGTAAATCTCCAAAATAAGCCCTATTTCAAGCCACAGATAGATTTATAAAACGACGCATAAAAGAACATGAATAAGAACATAAAACGCCTTACAAGCGATTCTGTAAAGCCGTTTTCGAAGAAAAAATAAATAAAAAAATACATTAATAAATTTTAGAGAAAATATTTGACAATGCACGCAATGCGTGATATACTTTACTCAAGATAAAGATATGAATTGCCTATCAGCGAAAGGAGAATGAAAAAATGGAAGAGAGAAAATATCAAGTATCGGTAGAATATCCGTTCGACAACGCAGACGCATGGGATTTTGCAACGAAGGAAGAGGCCTTAAAGGAGTTCGACGAACTCAAGAAGGAAGTGAACGACAGGGACGTAGCCGCAATGCTCAAGATTACAGACCGGGAGAACAATTACAAGGTTGTTGAGTTTTACGTCAACAGACGAGAAATGTTCAGTATCGACGAATTGAACGACTATGAGAACACTCTCATAGCGTGGGATGAATAAAATAAAAGCGGCACGAGAAGCCGCAGGACTTACGCAAGCCGAAGTCTTTGAAGTGCTCCGTATACCCATGCGGACACTTCAAGACTGGGAGAACGGCAGAAGAACGCCGCCTGAATGGGCCGAACGGTTAATAACAGAAAAACTAAGCTTAATAGCTAGAAGGACGAAAGGGGATATAAGAATGGCAGAATACATGGTAGTATACGAAGATGAAGACGGGATTAGCGAAGTCCCGTTCGATGATTACGAAGAAGCTGGGCAATACTTTGATGACCTCGAAGATGATTGCACATGGGCAGAGCTTAGAAGATATAACGACATGACCGATTACGATGTTATCGGAGCAATCGGACGAAGAGGAAGATAAACAACAAAGACCCCTCACAACGAGGGGCCTTTGTATTTTCGACAAAAATTCGTCAAAAAACCATGGTGAATAATGGTAAATATGGTGAAAAATAAAATAATGCGAAACTTGGCCAAAGCGGTGATTAACGCAGTTTAATAAATATGGGAAAATAGAAAGGCATAAAAAAGCCTTCAGATAGGAAGCGGTGCTAATTCCTGGAAGAATCGCAAAGAGTGCTCGTAAGTAAGACGGGTATTATAGGTGAGATTCGACTTCTCGCGAAGGTATAAAGAATAGAAGTCACCAAGCGTGGCATCGCGGAGATCCTCGGAGGTGAAAACGGAAACTGTTTCTTTTAACTCGGCGATAATATCCTGGCCATATTCTTTAGCCGCTCTTTGCGTTTTAAAGCCTTGCTTTGACTTTTGACGCCACTTACGACCGTCTTTATAACTAACAATAACCTGATAGCCGTTATCCTTTTTTCGTATTGTAATATTTGCCTGCATTTTTAACACCGTATAACAAAAAAGAGTCACCGATAGGTAACCCCTGAAAATAAAAATAGGAGCGATACCTTTCGATACCGCTCCAGTAAAAAGAGTCGAACTCTTTTTGCTCTGTAGCAATATCTTAACTTACGCTAAACAATTTGTCAAAATAAACGATTGATTAAAATCCGTAGTTAATATATCTCACAATTTTATTAATACGACTTGCAATATCAGAAATTTCATAATTAATAGATTGAATATCTGTATTAATAGACTGGATATCCATAGAATTTTTATTAACATCACTAACAAGCCCTTGCAACGAAGTAGAATTAGACAACACATCAGCCTCATTGGAAGAGATTCGGCTATCCAAGTCATCAATGCGACGGTCTATTTCGTTTATATCGCTAGAAAAACGAAGTGACGAAACCGTATCAGATAGCGAGTTAATCTGTTGCGAAAGTTGATAAATATAGAACCCTTGAATAGCAATAATAACAAACATAACAATAAATAAGGCCATAATTTTCTTGCTCATGAGCACCACCTATAGCTATTCATCCTCACCAAAGCATCCGTCACTGTTTAATACAATGGATTTTATTTATAAAGAGAGCGCTGGAAATCAGCATTTAATTTTTTATTAAAGTACATGTGATAACACTCAAAAAAAGAAAAGTTCGCCTACCATTGTACGGAGGGAAAATTTAGCTATTGCAGGGGAATAAACAACTTTTGCGGATTTATCAGCATCCATATCAAACAAAAAAGCACCGTTTTCGTCGTAAGCGCCACCTTGACGTCTTAATAACTGCATGGTTTGGGAGTCAAAATCATAATAGAAAATACAGGAATACTTAACCAACACAGGACCATCACTGTCGTAAAGTTCCGTCCAATAATCGCCAATAATTGTATAAAACGGAGGATCATAACGGACGGGGCATATAGAGGCGGTATCAATATAATATGTGGCTCGCATAGTAAAATGGAATTTTCTGTAGCGACCACCGGAAGCAGCCCCATCGGAAAGAAACGAAGCCGAAACAGGAAGGATACAAATAAAGAACGCAATAAAAAGTAAGAATGTGCGCTTGATTAACATAAAATACACCGCCTTATTTTCAATTTATGTAACACGACGTACCCGCAAAAACCTTTAGCAATTCCAATACTCGTTCAGTAGTAAGCAATTTCTCTTCCCGTATCCCGTCTATCATATCGGCATTATTCCGTAAACACGTATGAGCAATTAGAAGAAACGCAAACTTATTTGCTTCAAGCTCTTGCCGACCCACTCTCTCCGGACTCTCCTTGCGAGGAACAACATCGAAACCCAAAACCCTGTGCTGTACATGACCAAGGACGGCATGGCCAAGCTCGTGGGCTATAACAACGTTTTGAGCGTTAAAATTTTGAGCGTTAAAATCAAGATGCTTATTAACATAAATAACATTATGCCCAAACACACAAAGAGACAAGCCTTTCGGCATATCGGGGATTACCACCTTCTTTACACTTATTTTTAAGTGCTGACACAATTCGGAGGGGTCGTTCGTGCCGTATTCACGAATTAAATCCAACACAACCGGCAGCATACGTTTCACAACTCATCCTCCAAGGCTGCTTGAATTAGCCGTTCAAGCAATTCTTTTTTAATGGGCTTACCGCCGTAAGTACAATAAGAAGCGGACCTTAACACATCTTTAAGATCGGTTTGTACTGAAAAGCTGCTGCCCTCAAAATCATAACCAAGCAGCCACGCCGGGCTTACCGACAAAGCACCAGCAATTAGAGCTACCTTATCCTGTTTAGGGACATACTTACCAGTTAAATAATCAGAAATAGATGAAGTCCTTAGGCCCGTAAGTCTCGATAAGTCAGCCTGACTAATAGACCGCTCGGACATAATTTGCCGCAATCGCTCGATAAATGTATTCATAAAAAAACCTTCCAATCCGCGAACAAACTATATAAGTAGTATATACGGAAAAGCGTATCACATCAATATAAAATAAAAAAGATTATACGGAAAACAGTTTACAAAAATACATATGTGTGATATATTTGTAACAACACGGAAAAACCGTGCAAAAGGGGTGAGAAAAATGGAAAAATTCAATTATGCAAAATTAAGAGGTTTTATTGCAGAACACTTTGTAACCCATAGCAATTTTGCCAAATTCTTAGGAATCGGCACCACAGCTCTGTCCGAAAGAATGCAAAACAAAGTCCCTTTCACACAAAGGGAGATTGCAAAAGTGGCTAGAGAAGCAACCGGCAAGAAACTTTCAGCCAAAGAAGTAGAGACTCTTTTTTTTACATATTAAGCACGGAAAACCGTTCAATATAAGAAAGGAAAATAAAAATGGACACATGGACGGTTAATAAGCTAGAACAAATGGGCATAGACCCTAGCACAGCATGTAAGAAATGCGGCTATGACAACGGAATCGACAACGGCTACGGGCAGGGACCGTGCGGACAAGCCCACTGCTGGCTAACTTTATACGACGATGACGAGGAGGTCTAACAATGTGAAAACAAAGAAGGACGTCATGTCTGTAAAAGACGTGGCGGAATACTACGGAGTATCTCAATCAGCCGTATATAGGCTAAGAGACGAAAATAAACTCCACCAATTACCGCTACCTGGCGTAAAGTTCGGCCGTCAAGAAGTAGAAGCCCTGGCCGGTATTGAACGGGAATACTCGGCGACAGGGTATAGGCGACTAAAAGAAGAAAACAGCCGCCTGGAAGCGGAGAACGAAAACCTTAAAAAGAAAATTAAAAAAATCACCAGCGAGCTACTGGTGATAAGCGGAGAGATTTAGGAGGGATATAAAAAATGATGCCCGAAGAAAAAGAAATGATGCGGCTTGTCGTAGAGCAAGACCAAAAACAAAAGGCAATCATAGTAGCGGCCTTTGAGCGGATCCTTTGTATGGCTGGTGAAGAATGCACACTGACCTACAATCCGAAAGACTGGACCGTCACTATTAAATGGCCGTCAGGGTACGAGAAGGACGTAAACATCGCCGCCGACAGCCATACAGCTATGCTATACGACATATTAAAACAGGGATTTTTTAAATAGGAGGCAACCATGGAACCCTTAAAAATCAAAATTAAAAAGACGCATCCCAAAGCACAAATCCCCCTAATTACACAAGGAAACGCATGTTTCGACTTCTACGCCATTGAAGACACGGCGGTAAAATCGATGCACCTTTCTACGGCAACTTTCGTCCGAACGGGGCTTTCATTTGAAATCCCGGAAGGATACCATATGAAACTCTTCATGAGAAGCTCCCAGGGAGCAAAGACAAAATTCTACTTAGCCAATTGCGTTGGCATCGTAGATAGCAGTTACCGGGGTGAAGTCATGGGAATATTTAAAATCACCGCCGGAAGACGAATTAAAAAATACATTCATAAAGGCGAACGATTCATGCAGGGGCTTATTGAAAAGAATATTCCCGTAGAGTTCGAAGAAACGGATGAATTAAGCCAAACCGATCGCGGCGAAGGCGGATTTGGAAGCACGGGTAAATGATGACGAAGGGAATGTACACCAGTAACAGTGAAGAATGGGGTACGCCTCAAGAACTCTTTAACAGGCTAAACAAAGAGTTTAACTTCACCCTCGATATATGCGCAAGTAAAGAAAACGCCAAATGCCCTAAATACTACACCAAAGAAGAAGACGCCCTAAAACAAGAATGGGGGGGCGTCATATGGATGAACCCTCCGTACGGAAGACAAATAGGAATTTGGGTAAAAAAGGCAAGAGATGCGGCAAGGCAAGGAAAAGCAACAGTCGTTTGCCTACTGCCGGCACGAACGGATACCGCCTGGTGGCACGATTACGTTATGAAAGCTAACGAAATAAGACTTATAAGAGGCCGCCTAAAATTCGGAGACGGCAAAGGAAGCGCTCCGTTTCCGTCAGCAGTAGTAATTTTTAAAAAAGGCTCAACGTCCCCGATCCGAATAAACTCATACGAAAGGTAAACACTGATGAACAGAGTAGAAGTCATACAGGTTTTTGAAGACGCTATTAAAAATAGCAATAAGTTTATAGGACTCATGCTCGAAAAAGAAGGAGCAGGACCTGAAATAAGCATCATACCCAGCCAAAACTTCATAAGAAAGAAACGCTACCTTCTAAAGGCCTATGATAACAACATGAAAAATAACAGAGATGAAGGATTAAAAATCACACACGCCTGGCCCATTAATTCAGAAGACGTATACGGAGTATTACCGAGCGGAGGTTAAATTATGAAAATCACATTACCGGAATGGATCAACGCCAAGAAGAACAACGAGGAAGAAAAAAGTTATAAAGACATAGAGCTGCAGCTTGAAGGAATAAAAATTATAAACAAACGGCTAACGGAAGATAACCTTGAGTTACTGACAGAAAACCGTCGTCTTAAAGAAGAAAACAAAGATATTAAATTCTATGCTACGTGTGGCGGTATTTTCATAGGTGCATTGGTTTTAGTGGATCTCATAGCCTCTATGAGCCTGGTCGATTTAATTGCCCGATGAGTAAGTCATTTATCCACTGCCCGGTAGACGGATTAATTCCCGACACCGTTTGCCCTAACTGTAAATATTTTGAAGGCCATAGGACCTGGGCGTGTCTATATAGAGTTAGACACAAAATAAAAGAGGAGGACTCTAGGGCTAAACAACTAGTAGAAGATATGAGAAACCGAATAGAAAAAGTCAATAAAAAAAGACGCCACAAGGGCGTCTAAAGCAAAAAGCAGACCGGAGCCGGCAAGCTCCGTAAATGGTCTATATATTATACATTATATAGCGAGAAAATAACAGGGCTTCGGCCCTGTTATCGCTAGATTAAGTCTATTAAATATACGACCAAATAAAAACCAAGAGGTCGAAATATGTATGTACAAAAAACGGTAAAAGCAGGACCCGTAATTGAAATCTGCAAATACCACACATCGAGATATAACACGCCGACGATGCCGAGATCCCCAAACAGTAAAAACACATCGGCCGAGCAATGGAAAGTAAACGAGAAAAATTCAATTCAAAATCTCTATTACCTGATTCTCGAAAATTTCAAAGAGGAAGACATTCGAATCGACCTTACATACAAGGAACCGGAGCCTGGAAAGGAGGAAGCCAAAAATAGGCTAGACAATTTTCTCCGTAAGCTCCGTAGGCTATATCACCGGCTAGGCGAACAATTAAAATGGATTGCCACCACAGAATGTAAGGGACACCGAATTCATCATCACCTGCTGATAAATAACATTGGGCTGTCACGAGCCGATTACAAAAAGCTATGGCCACACGGAGAAATCCCCTATAAGGCCTTTCGGTTTTATGACGGAAAGCCGGATGATGCAAGAAGGGTTGCCGAATACTTTGTGAAAGAAACAAGAGAAACGTTTTGCGAAGAAGACGC